TGATGGAAGATTTAGAGCTATCAGAAGGAAAGAGCAGACATGGCTGCTGGTCACGGATCGGGTGACAAACGAGAGAGAAATAGCGGATTGCGTTGCCAAGCTTCCGGAAGTGAGACAGAGAATGGAGGCATACGCATGAATGTTTATTATATGGGCTATAAGGCCTCGCAGATGTCAGATTATAGAATCTGGATATGCAAGGATAGAAAGATAGTGGCAACAATCATGTGCCAGAAGGCACTCACAGAAGAAAAGCTGAAACAGGCAATCATGCAGTACATAGAACTGATGGAGGAGCCATGAACAATCTTGCATTGCAGTTTAATTTGTTCCGGGCAGCGGTGATCCTCATGGAGGCAGCGGGCGTCCTGATCGGGGCCTACAGGCTGATAGATGATTTGAGATAGGAGTAAGGGAATGGCAGGAGTCAGACCATTGAACAACAGATACGGAATCAGTGATAGAAAATATAAGCTGATCCGCGCATACTGCCAGATGTATCCAGAGTGGAAAGAGCAGATAATGCTTGAAGGATACTCAACTGTTAAGAGTCCTGTGCTCACAGGGATGCCGGCAGCTCAGGGCAACGGCGATGCGACAAGCAACAGAGCCCAGCTCATGAGCGAGTATAATACAAAGATAAAGCTGGTAGAGGATACAGTGAGAGAAGTGATAGGCAAGGATGTTGGAATGTATAGATACCTGCTTGAGTACGTGACGGAGCCGGGGACAACTTTCCATTACCTCAAACACGAGGGTATGCCTTGTGAAAAGACACATTTCTACAAACTGGCTCATAGATTCTACATACGGATGGATAGGAAACTGTAAAAGATGATTATGACAAATTGCGGCGATATTTGAAATTATCTGCATATTGTGATATTCACGGGACGGAAAAGCGATTTATATTTATAGCGTGGATGAGTGGAACGTAGCCTGAGAATCATGAAACCTCATTTCGAACGTGGGGCCCTGGGAAACCGGGGCTCTTTGTTTATACAGATATGGCAAGAGAATTTGCAAAACAGTTTTACGGATCAACAGCTTGGCAGCAGTGCCGGGATACATACAGACAGAAGGCAGCGGGATTATGCGAGGACTGCCGGAAGCGGGGAATCATAAACGCGGGGGATGAGGTACATCATGTGATATGGCTGACTCCACAGAACATAAATGATCCAAATATCACTCTAAACTTTGATAATTTGGTGCTGTTATGTCACGAATGCCACATGAAAAGGCATGGCAACTCAAAAAGATACAGAATACTTCCGGACGGTAGTATAAAAATCAAAGAAGATACTCCCCCTATGACGGTATAAATTCTGACAACTTCCCCACCGCGTGGGTAAGGTAAGAATTCCTCTCCATGATGCGCATATATTTTTTGGATATTTTCAGAGAGGAGGTGGCAAGATGGCGAGAAAAAAGATAACTTATGCAGGACTTATCAAAATGGCCAAAGAGTATCAAGTAGACAAAAACCTGCTCTTTCAGTCAGCGGCCAAAACATATGCCATACAGATGCAGACCATTGAGAAAATCCAGGCACAGATTGCTGATATGGATGACCTGCAGACTGCCAAGACATATGTTAAGGGCCGGGAGAATGTATCTGTGTCAGATCTGGTCAAGGAGCTGCCGAAGCAGTGCGATTCCGCAAACAAGACACTGGATAAGATGCTGGATATCATTGACAAGCTCGGAACAAAGCCGCAGGTGAAGGGCAAGCTAGAAAGATTCTTGTTTGAAGATGCCTAATTATATCCTCATGTATTACCAGCAGATCAGCGATGGGACCATAGTGGTAGGCCGCTGGATCTTGCTGATATATGCAATCATAATCAAGGGCCTCGAAGATAAGACCTATATCTACAGCCCAAGGAAAGCCATACGGGCTATTGAGTTTATCGAGAATTTTGTGCATCACTCCGAAGGCCGCAATGATCTCTTAAAACTGGAGCTCTGGCAGAAAGCCTGCATATCCGTCATATTCGGGATTGTGGACAGCGAGGGTGTACGATGGTTCCGGGAAGTTGTCATTATCATAGCCAGAAAGAACGGCAAGACGCTTTTTGCCGCGGCGATTATAGAATACATGACATTCCTGGATGGGGAATATGGCTCGAAGGTGTTCTGTGTAGCTCCTAAGCTCGATCAGGCAGATCTGGTCTATGATGCCTTCTGGCAGTCCTGCCAGGCGGAGCCGGAGATCAGGGCTCTGATAACTCCGAGGAAAATTGACAAGTACGTGGCGGCAACTAACAGCTCCGTCAGAAAGATTGCGTTCAACGCGAAAAAGTCTGATGGCTTCAATCCTTCACTGACAGTATGTGATGAAATAGCATCATGGCCGGCAGCTCCGGGACTCAAGCAGTACGAAGTCATGAAGTCAGCCCTTGGAGCCAGAAAACAGCCGCTTATCCTGTCAATCAGTACAGCCGGTTATGTGAATGAGGGCATCTATGATGAGCTGATAAAGAGATGCACACGCTTCCTGCTCGGAGACTCCAAAGAGCGGAGGATCCTGCCATTCCTTTACATGATTGATGACATTGATAAATGGAATGACATTAACGAGCTGAGGAAAAGCAATCCTAATCTTGGAGTATCTGTCAGTGTTGATTATCTGCTTGAAGAAATAGCCGTTGCAGAGGGCTCTCTTTCTAAGAAATCCGAGTTTCTTACCAAGTACTGCAATATCAAGCAGAACAGTGTTTCAGCATGGCTGAGCACTAAGGCGGTCAGCCTGGCATCCGGAAAGGCCCTGAGCCTTGAGGACTTCAAAGGCTGCTATTGCGTAGGCGGCATAGACCTTTCGCAGACCACAGACCTTACAGCCTGCTGTGTCCTGATCGAGAAGGCAGGAGAGCTGTATGTGTTCTGCAAATTCTTCATGCCGGCAGAGAAGGTGGAGGAAGCCACTGAAAGAGATGGCTTGCCATATAGGATCTACATACAACGCGGCATACTGCAGGAATCAGGGCAGAATTTTGTTGATTATCACGATTGCTTCAACTGGTTCCGGGAGCTGGTTGAGAAGTATGAGATCCTGCCTCTGAAAGTCGGATATGACCGCTATACTGCACAGTATCTTGTGCAGGATATGAAGCAGTACGGATTTCATATGGACGATGTGTACCAGGGAGAGAATCTAACTCCGGTAATACAGGAATTCGAGGGGATTATACAAGATGGCATTGTGCATATCGGTGATAATGATCTCCTCAAGGTGCATTTCCTTGACTCCGCTGTTAAGGTCAATGCGGAAACCCGCAGGAGAAGATTGATCAAGATTACTCCGAACGCACACATTGACGGTATGGCCTGTGTCCTTGATGCGGTCTGTGTCCGTCAGAAATATCATGAAGAAATTGGTGAACAGCTTAGAAATGCTGCATAAGGAGAGGGCATGAGCCTATTAGAGAAAATATTCGGGCCGAAGAAACAGAAGCAGGCAGCGGGGCGATACTTCCAGACGCTGACCGCTTACAGCCCTGTTTTTACATCATGGAAAGGCCAGCTCTATGAGTCGGAACTGGTCAGATCCGCGATTGATGCAAGGGCGCGGCATATATCAAAACTGAAAATTGAGATTAAAGGATCAGCCAAGACCGGACTGCAGAGCAGGCTGCGGATCAGGCCGAATGACTTCATGGAGTGGAGCCAGTTTCTTTACAGGCTGAGCACGATTCTGGATATGCAGAACACTGCCTTTATTGTTCCGGTCCTTGATGACAGGTTACAGATGACCGGTGTTTATCCTCTGTTACCTTCCAGATGCGAGGTAATAGAGGATGCACATGGAGAACTCTGGCTGCGATATCATTTCAATAATGGATCAGTGGGAGCCGTAGAGCTGCAGAGATGCGGCATAATGACCAAATTCCAGTATAAGGATGATATGTTTGGCGAGCAGAATACGGCTCTTGATAAGACCATGCAGCTCATAGATCTGCAGAATCAGGGAATACAGGAAGCTGTTAAATCATCCGCAACATACAGATTCATGGCAAGGCTTACGAACTTTACAAAGTCCGAGGACCTGACAAAGGAGAGAAAGAGATTCACGAAAGAAAACCTCTCAGCGGATGCCGATGGAGGCGGCCTGCTCCTCTTCCCGAACACATATGATAATATTCAGCAGATAAAATCAAATCCTTACACGGTAGACGCGGCACAGATGAAACTCATTCAGACGAATGTGCAGAACTACTATGGAGTGAATGAGAAGATTCTGCAGAATATTGCAAACGGTGATGAGTGGGCTTCCTTCTATGAGGGAGCCATTGAAGTGTTTGCTATCCAGTTTTCTGAGGTGATCACCGGAATGACATTCTCAGCGAGGGAACGCTCGGCAGGAAACATCATCATGGCAACGGCCAACAGGCTCCAGTACATGAGCAACGCGGATAAGCTGGCAGTATCATCACAGATGGCAGATAGAGGCATCATGAACAGAGATGAGATCAGAGAAATCTGGAATCTGCCGCCTCTGCCGAACGGATCAGGACAGGCATACACCATAAGAGGTGAGTACTATCTGCTTGGAGCAGATGGCAGTGTGACACATCACGATGATGATTTAACAGGAGGAGTCAAGAAAGATGCCGATAGTGAATAACAGAGAATACAGAAGCATGGTCTTTGAGGTAAGGTCTGCAACAGAAGATGAGCAGATGATTGTTGAAGGCTATGCAACACGGTTCAATACTCCTTACCAGCTCTATGCCTGGGATGGATACGAAGTAAATGAGCAGATTGACGCGCATGCATTTGATGATTGCGACATGACCGACACAATCATGCAGTATGACCATCAGGGCAGAGTATTTGCAAGAGTATCAAACAAGACTCTGCAGCTGGAAGTTGACCAGATCGGCCTTAAGGTCACTGCAGACCTTGGAGGCACAGAGGAAGGCCGGAAGCTTTACGAGGAAATCAAGGGCGGCTATACAACAAAGATGTCCTTTGGTTTCGTGGTAAAGACCGATGAAAGAAAGTCCGAATATGATCATGAGTACAATAAAACGGTTGTGCTCAGGACCATAACGGCAATATCAAAACTGTATGATGTCTCAGCGGTATCCATTCCGGCGAATGATGCAACTGAGATTTCAGCCCGGAGCTTTTCAGACGGAGTGATCAGGGAAGCAAAAGCGGAGAGACTTAAACGGGAAATAAAGAGAAGCAAGCTAATGGCAAAGATGAGAGGAATGAAATAATCATGACGATTGAAGAAATCAGAGCTCTTGACCTTGACGGTGTTGAGAGAAGAATGAATGAAATTGCAACAGAGATGAATGCAGCTGATGCGGATCTGGATGCTCTTACTGCAGAGGTGGATGCCCTGACAGAGAGAAGAGCCGCGCTGCAGAGCCAGATTGAAAGAAGGAACGCGCTGGCCGCAAGAGTGGCCTCCGGTCAGACCGGGACACAGGTGAGAAACTTCCAGCCGGCAGCGGCAGCGGGAGAGGATGAAGAGGCCAGATACGGCAGATCTTCTGCTCTTTACAGAACAGCCTGGCTCAAGAGCATTGCTGTAAGGTCCAATGGTCAGAGAGTATTTGGCGATCTGACAGAAGAGGAGCAGAGAGCCTTCACGCACACAACGGCAAACAGTGCCGCGCTCGTGCCGACAAACACACTCAACAGGATTGTGGAGCTTGTCACAGGTGATTCACCGATCGATGATGACGCTGATGAGCAGGGCCAGAGCAGAGGCTTTGCAGTGCCGAGACATACCGCGATTGCTGCAGGCGATGCTACAGGAGTTGCAGAGGGAACTGCGAACGCTGATGAACAGGATAGCTTTGATCTGCTTTCCTTTGACGGTATCGAGATTAAGAAACATGTTGTTATCTCCAGGAAGCTGATGTTCAAATCTATTGATGCTTTCGAGGACTGGCTTGTTAAGCACCTCGGCGCGAGAATCAAGGTTGCCAAGGAAAATGTGTGTCTGGCAAGACTCCGCAACGCGGCCCCGGCAGGCGGCTCCGCTGTTACAAATTCCGGCATGGTAGCAGCAAACATCCTCACAGGTCAGACATATTCCGATGCAACAATCAGATCCATGTTTGCTCTTCTTGAAGGCAATGGCGAGATTGTTGTATATGCAAACAAGAAAACTATTTGGAATCAGCTGGCCGGCATCGAGGATGGAGAACACAGAAAGCTGTTTGTGCCGAACAGCATGGTTGATCCGGTAGTACAGGGCCGCATTTACGGAGCAACGATCAAGGCAGATGACCAGCTGGCAGATAATGTGGTTATCGCAATGGTCAAAGGCAAGATGCTCAAGAACAACTTTGACGATCTGGAAGTGTTCACGGCTATCGAGCCGAAAACTGCAAACACGATCATCACAGCATACTCTCTGTATGATGCTGCTCTGGAGAATCCGAAAAGTGCTGTACAGGCTACATTTACTGTCAGCTCCGGATCTGGCTCCGGATCTGGCACAACATGATACCGTAAGGAGGCCGAGCAATGTCAACAGCCATAACGGGCGGAAATCAGCTGCTTGAATCTGTAAAGGTAACGCTTGGCGTGAGATCCAGTATTTTCGATGAGGAGATAACGGATCTGATCAACGCGGCAAGGAGTGACCTTGGCATTGCCGGGATAACAGAGAATCATTCAGAAACGGATGCTCTGATAATTCTGGCAATCAAAACATACTGCAGGATGCATTTTCATGATCCTGCCAATTATGATAAGCTGAAAGCCTCATACGATGAGCAGAAAGCACAGTTGCAGACTGCCGAAGGTTATACCAATTGGCTGGAGGATTGAGATGATGGACAAATACGGCAGTGCAACGATCTGCACTCTGGAGAATGTGTCCGATGTGGGGGATGAGCCGCAGATGCGGCTTGTTCCCCTTTTTGATGCATTTTACGAAAAGCAGAGAATAGGTGTAACGAGGCTCTATGCGGCCATGGGCGCGGGACAGGAGATAGCCGCGCTGATCAAGTTGCTGAATGTCGAGATGCCGGATGATGGAGAACTGTATGCGGTCATAGCCGGCAAACAGTACAGAGTAGCAGCGGTGCAGTATGATGATTTTGATGCAGTTGTGACACTTGAGAGGAATGGTGATTTGTATGATGTCGCTGACAACTAAGCTTAAAGCCTTCCGGGATCTGATGAAAGGTGTCACAGCGAATTTCTATCACTACTACAGGCCTCACAGGAAGGGAATGCATAACGCGGATCACTGGCTTGTATGGTCAGAGATAAGCGAGGATGACAGCCCATATCTTGACAATCAAAAGACAGAGCAGGTGCTCACTGGCACTCTGGATTTCTACACAATGACAGAGTACGATGCCAGGATAGATACGATACAGGAAAAGCTGCAGATGGCTCCTGTGACGCGCTGGGAGCTGGTAAGCGCAGGGAAGGAAGAGGAAACCGGCCTGATACATTACAGCTGGTCCTGGAGAATGTAAGATGGCTAAATGGACTGTGGGAAACGGCATAACTGAGTATATCGCACAGCTGCAGGCACTTGACAAGTCGGCAGAAGAACAGATTGGAGCTGCCGTGTATCAGGGCGCGAAAATCGTTGCCGATGAAATCAGGAAGAATATTAAAAATATGCCTACTGATGAGAGGCATGGAACTCCGCAGAATCCAGTGAGAGGAGTGACGCGGAAGCAGAAGGCGGGGCTTCTTGATGGGCTTGGCATTGCCAAGATGAAGGATGATAACGGATTTATTCATGTAAAGATTGGCATGGATGGATATAACGGAGTCAGAACCAAAGCCTTCCCGAACGGCCAGCCGAATGCACTCATAATCCGATCAGCGGAAACAGGAGCTTCTTTCAGAGAGAAGACTCCTGTAATAGCGCCGGCAGTCAAGGCTAAGAAGCCAGAAGCCGAAAGAGTCATGGCAGAAGTGATAGAAAAGAAAATCAAGGAAGTAACAAAGGAGTAAGAAAATGTCTAAATTTGTAAATACAAATGCAATAGCGGGCGCAATTGGCATCGGCTTTTCAAAGCCGATGGTTGCGCTCTATAATGCCTCCGGGAACACTGTGACATATACAGGCGGCATTCCTTTTGCCAGAGGTGCATCTGTGCAGATCCAGGCTAACAGCTCGGATGCAAACACATGGAGAGCCGACAATATGGACGCAGAGAGCGCAGGAGGCAAATTCACGGGCGGCAGCATGACCGTGGTCACAGATGATCTGTTTTATGCAGCCGATCAGCTCATTCATGGCCGCGGGGAAGTGGCAGAGGTAAACGGAGTGCAGGTTGAGAAGTCAACGGCAGTAGATGATGTTCCTTACTGCGGGTTTGGCTACTTACGGAAGTACCAGTGCGGCGGTCAGGAGATCTACAGAGCGATCATGCTTACTAAAGTCAAGTTCAATGAGTCCGGTGACGCTGCAGAGACAGAGGAAGAAACAAAGAACTGGCAGACAACGGAGAACTCTGCGAAGCTCTTCCGCGATGACACGGCAGACAAGACGTGGAGGCTCAGAGGAGCGAACTATTACACGACAGAAGATGAAGCTTTTGCAGAGCTGTGTGGACTGCTCATGATTTCATCATCTTCCGGCTCAGGGGCTTCCGGCTCAGGGACATAAGGAGAGAACATGGAGATTTATGGTATTAAAACAGGCTTTTCGCGGACCATCAAAGCCACAATTGAACTGATCGAGATTTGCCCGGATAAGGACATCAAGAACCTCGGTGCTCTGATCACCGGAGGCAATACGGCAGTCCAGTACATGCCGAAGATTCTGGCCATCCTCCAGAATGGCTATGAGAACAGGCTGCGGCATGAGGCAGAGAGGGAAGGCAGGACATATGAGCCGAAGCTCCTCACGGCAGAAGATTTTGAGTACCTTGATGAGGAAACTTATCAGGCCTGTGTAAATGAAGCTTTTCGGAACTTCAAGAAGCAGAGCGCTCAGACTGTGCATGTAAGGGAAATGCCAGGAAAAAAAACAGAAAACGCAGTAAGCCAGTAAAAGAGAATCGTGCATGGTATCTCTTCTATGGCCGGATTATGAACTTGGATGAGCAGGCAGTCATGTCAATGTACTACGGAGAGTACAAAGATATGATGGCCTGCTTTTCTGTGTATAACGGAAACTGCATTGTGGTCCCCGAAAGAACGCATGATGAACTGATGGAGCTGGATTGATATGGCAGTAAACATAGGGCCTCGGATCGGAATAGACGGTGAGGCCGAGTATAGAAAACAGTTACAGCAGATAATTCAGACAACAAAAACGCTTGATTCTGAGATGAAAAAAGTTGAGTCCTCATTTGATGAGACTACATCTGCAGAAGAAAAGGCAGCGGCTAAGTCTGAGGTACTGCGGAAAGAAATTGACAATCAGAAAGAAAAAGTAAGGCTCCTGCAGGAGATGCTTGACAAATCCGCTGACAAGTACGGTGAGAATGACACCAAAACTCTCAAGTGGAAACAGGCAGTAAACGAGGCTACCACACAGCTCAACAAGATGGAAGGAGAGCTGAAGGACACCAACAAGAACATGGACAATGTTGGTGATGCCACAAAGGATGCAGGAAATGCCATGGATGACGCTTCCGGCAAGGCCAGTGTATTCGGTGATACGCTGATGGCTAATCTGGCCTCGAAAGCGATCACTGCCGGCCTTGATGCCATTGTGACAGGTATCAAGAATATTTCCGGAGCAATGGTGGACGGTGTGAAAGATGCCGCAGCTTACGCTGATGAAGTGCTTACCATGAGCACAGTAACCGGCATAAGCACAGACAAGCTCCAGGAATACAAATACATGTCTGAGCTGGTTGATGTCAGTGTTGACACGATCACAGGCAGCATGACCAAGCTCACAAGGAGCATGGGAAGCGCGCGGGATGGCTCAGACAAGTATGTTGATGCTTTCAAAAAGCTTGGAGTTTCTGTCACTGATGGCAATGGAGCCCTGAGAGATAACGAGGAAGTATTTGCCGAGAGTATTGCCGCGCTTGGAAAGATGACCAATGAGACAGAGCGCGATGCCCTGGCAATGGAAATCTTTGGCAAATCAGCACAGGATCTCAACCCGCTTATTGCGGCAGGTGAGGACAAGCTGAAAGGATTCACCGATGCGGCACATGAATCCGGTTATGTTCTGTCTGAGGAGCAGCTGGGCGCTCTCGGTGAGGTTGATGATGCTTTTCAGACATTTGATGTAACAGTCAAAGGCATTAAGAACCAATTGGCCGTAGGGCTTGCTCCTGCAGTGACAAGCGTTGCAGGCGTGTTCCAGGACTGGGCGGCTTCCGTTGATTGGGATGCAGTCGGTGATAAGATCGCAAACATGGGCCAGAGGGCTGTTGAGTTTGTAGAGGCCGTTGATTGGGAGAGCGCTTTTGCCCTGATCAGCGATGGCGCAGAGTCATTATGGGATACCATTGAAGGATTTGATTTTGAGGGAACTGCCAAGCTTGTGGGAGATCTGGCAACAGGCGTGATAAATGTCGGTACATGGACGCTCGAAAACGGAGAAACAATAGCTTCCGTAGTAGGTGCCATTGCCGGAGTCATGGCAGGCATGCAGATTGCAAGCTTTGTGGGATCTCTCGGCCTGCTTGCCGGTGGACCTCTGGCAGCCATCCCCATAGCGCTCGGAGCGATAGTGGGCGCGGGTGTTCTGGTAGTCGAGAACTGGGACACGATCAAAGAAACTGCCGCGGGATGGGCTGAGAATATCGGAGCGTTCTTTGACGGGGCTGCGCAGAAGGCCGAAGAGATAGGCGGCCAGATTGCCGAGGCCTGGGATGTCATGAAAGAGAATACAAGCGCTGCGATTTCTGATGCAGTAGAGCTCCAGAGCAACAAGCTTGATGAGATGCGGCAGTACTATGAAGAGTGCGGCGGCGGAGTCAGCGGCGCGGTTGGCGCTATGATGCTGGGAGTCAGGACAGACATTGACACAGGACTTACTATCATCAATGACCTGACAGGCGGCAAGCTCGATGGTGTGATAGCTAGTTTTGATGGCATGTATCAGAATGTCAGCAACGGAGTGACAGACTGGATAGGCGGGGTTGAAACCTCGATAAAGGACGGGCTGAGCTCTGCCAAAGAGTGGGTAGATGATAAGCTCGGAGCGATTGGAGATAAGTTTTCCGAGATCTGGAATGGCGCAAAGGATACAGTAAGCGGTGCTATTGATGCCATCAAAGGCTTCTTGGATTTCAATTGGGAGCTGCCAGATCTGCCGCTTCCTCATTTCTCTGTATCAGGCTCATTTGGCTGGTCCTGGGATGGAGGCATTGAGCTGCCTTCCATTGATGTGGAGTGGTACAAACGAGCGTATACAACTCCTGTGCTTCTCAATTCTCCTACAATATTCGGGTATAATGCCGGCAGCCTGCTGGGCGGCGGTGATGGGAACGGCGCTGAGGTTGTTGCAGGAGCCGGTAAGCTCATGGCAATGATGAAAGATGCAGTGAGTTCGGTTGTGAACAACACAAGGACCACTAACATGGGAGGCCTTACCATTAATGTATACCCGTCAGCGGGGATGGATGAGGAGGCACTTGCCGAAAAGGTGGCAGAGCTCATACAGGATGACATTGATAGAAAGGATGCAGTATTTGCATGAGTATAACGTATAACGGAATAGAGATATTTGAATACAATGCGTATGACTCCGGTACTGAATCCTACGCGGGGCCGGAGAGAGATACTGAGCAGATCCATGTGCCGGGGAGGTCCGGAGATCTCATCTTTGACAACGGATGTTATAAAAATCAGACAATACCTTATAACTGCTTCATTCCTGCAAACTTTCCTTACAACTTTGAGGAGCTGAGGAACTTCCTTCTCGCAGATCCGGGCTATCATCGCTTAGAAGATACGAGGCATCCGAGAGAATACAGGATGGCAGAGGTGAAAGGGCCCATCGCTCCGAATACCGGAGTTGATAACCAGAGCGGAACTTTTGACATCGTTTTTAACATGAAACCGCAGAGGTGGCTCCTGGATGGGGAGCTGCCTATCACGTTTACAAGTTCCGGAGCCAGCATAGTGAATCCTACGCGGCACGAGTCAAAGCCGCTCATCAGGGCTTACGGCAACGGAACTTTGACGATAGGCAGCAAGACAGTGACCATTGCAGGAGTCTCAGAGTCTTACATAGACATAGATTGTGAGACAGAGGATGCATTTTATAACACTGCCGCAAACAACAGAAATTCGAAGGTTACATGTTCCGGGAACTTCCCGCGGCTTGCCCCGGGGAGTACGGGCATCACCTTCTCAGGGATAACAAAAGTGATCATAACTCCGAGGTGGTTTGTTATATGAATCCGATACTGTATGAAAGCGATGAAACGAACTTTATAACGAACGGGCTCGGAAGGCTGCCGGATTGCGTGAGCTGTAAAGTGACGGAAGCCAGAAACGGAGAGTATGAGCTGCAGCTCAAGTATCCGATTACAGGGCGGCATTTTGCGGATATTACAGATGATAGAATCATCTCAGCCATTCCGGCAGACGGTAAGGAGCCGCAGCCATTCGTGATATATAGGCACAGCAAGCCGATGAACGGCATAGTGACCTTTTACGCGCAGCATATCTCTTACAGGCTGAACTATATACCTGTGCGGCCTTTCAGGGCTACAAATGCAGCAGATGCAATGCAGTGCCTATCACAGTATGCAGCTGTCACTTGTCCGTTTACCTTCTGGACAGATAGAGTGGTAAATGCGACATGTGCGCATGATGTTCCTGGCTCGATCAGGTCAAGACTTGGCGGCACAGAGGGATCAATGCTAGATTGCTACGGCGGAGAGCTGGAGTGGGACAAGTGGACAGTAAAGCTGCATACGGCGCGAGGAGCCAATAAAGGAGTGAAAATCAGGTACGGTAAGAATCTGATAGATCTCCTGCAGGACCATAATCTTTCGAACGTGGTAACTGCAGTGTATCCGTATTGGAGCCGCGATGGAGTATATAAAGAGCTCCCTGAGAGGGTAGTATCTACGGCACATGAGTTTTCGTGGTCAAGAGTTGAGGTTGTGGACATTACAGAGGATTATGAGAATGAACCGAGTGAGGCAACTATGCGGAGCTGGGCTACAAATTACCTTAGCGGCAAGCAGACACCAAAGGACAGCATAAAGTTTTCTTTCGTGGCTCTTTGGCAGACAAAGGAATATGAGCAGATAGCTCCGCTTGAGAGAGTCAATCTCTGCGATACGGTAACAATCTCATATGAGCCTCTTGGAGTTGAGACAACTGCAAAGGTAATAAGAACTGTGTACGATGTCTTAAAAGAGCGCTATGAGTCAATAGAGGTGGGACAGGGCCGCACAAATCTGGCTGCCACAATCATAGAAACATCGCATGAGCCGGAGAAGATGATCAGCGCGGCTAAGTCATGGTTTGATGCGGCAATTAGCCATGCAACAGACATGATCCGCGGAGGCCTTGGCGGCTATGTGGTCATGAACGCAGATGCAAACGGGAATCCGCAGGAAATCATTGTAATGGATAGGCCTGATGTAGATCTGGCAGTGAACTGCATCAGGATAAACAAAAATGGCATAGGATTCAGCCAGAATGGATATATGGGACCATTCAACTCAGCTTGGCTCATAGATGGCACGCTTGACGCGCAGCAGATCAATGTTATTAACCTCAATGCCAACAGCATCACAGCAGGAACGATGTCAGCAGACCGGATAAAAGGCGGCACTCTTACAGTAGGCGGCACTCAGAACGGTATGATAGATGTCAGGGATGCTAATGATGATATCTATCTGGAGATTGATAAATATGGTATCACACAGATGGCTGGATACTGGTTGCAGCAGGAGGATGCACTTGGAACCGGTAAATTTATCAGGCATGAGGGTGGTCAAATAACAATGGGTACAGGCGGGAGTACGTATGTAACCATTGATGGCAGCGGCACAGTTACCCCAATATCAGGTAACACTTACAAAGGGCTGAAAATCAGCACAGGAGCAGTAGAGTTGGCAGCTAATGAGATATCTGTCAAACGTGGAAACAACAGATATATTGCTCAAACATCAGATCTCATGATACTGGTGAGGGATACAGTAGGCGGTATAACACAGGATACCTGGCATACACTTAGCTTTGTGAACGGAATGCTAGTTGATTATTAAGGAGAGAGTATGGAGCATTTAATAAATCTGAATTTTGCGCCGGGCGGCCTGCCGGCAACGGTGCATGTGTCACAGTATGATGACACGATAAGACAGCTGAGGTTCCAGCTTTGGTTTGGCAGGTCAAAAGTGGAAGTGCCTTCCGGGGCCTCGGTAAGAGTAGACATTAAAAAGCCGGATGGGCATATTGTCCTGGTAAACGGCACAGTAAACAGCTCAGATAGATCTATTGTTACAGTGCCGACAACTAAACAGATGACAGCGGCGCCGGGCGGAGCCAGAGGAACGCTGGTAGTCTCAAGCACAGGAGATAAGCGGATAAGCTCTGCCATCTTCATTCTGCATGTGCACAGAGATCCTGTTGAGGATGGAGATGCATCAGACTCCGATCTGAGCATGCTGCAGGATGCCATTGATCAGACAGCGGCAAATGCATCAGCGGCCCAGGCCGCGGCTACAGCGGCACAGGAGGCGGCCAGCTCCTTCACGACAGATACAACGCTTTCTGTATCAGGGAAGGCAGCGGATGCCAAGAAAACGGGTGATGAGCTTACGGCAATAAAGGCTGATTTAGCTGATGCGAATGAGTCTTTACGGACATACTTCAAAAATCCTATACATGATCTTGAATGGCGTATGGGTCTTGTGCGGTCATTGGATGGTTCACCAAAAGATTCTACGAATAGAATTTGTACCGGATATATTCCCGCGCCTCTTATAGATTCTATACACATCGCCGATGGTAGCAAATACGCCATTTTTGTATATTCTGGATTAACTTGGGATACGTATGAAGGCGCATATGAGAATATGATCTGGCGAACAGAAGATATTGAAGGTCTTTCTCTTGCAAATAAATATATTAGATTGGTTGCTGCTAGTGCTGATGATGCTGATATAACCGAGGAGTACTGTTCAAACATATCTGTGTTTGGTAGGACGGACACCTCTTTATCTGTATATGGTAAACCAGCTGATAGTAAGACAGTAGGCGATACTCTTAGAGATTTTATTAATGCAAAATACAGGATATCTTTTGATGTTAAAAAGGGTTCATGGTCGAGATATGGTAAGATTTTAACCAATAATGTCAAAGCGATTTGTATTGACAGAATACTTGATCTCGCACCGGGAACGCTCCTATATTTTTACCTGAGTCAAGGGTGGACATATACTATCAGAGAGGGAGACACCAAGGATTCACTACCGGTTGTCACTTATCACATTGAGACATTTGCCAAAGTAGTGACAACCCACCAATACATTGCGATAAACTTCAATAAATTTGAGGACGGCGAGTCGGTAAATCTGACGGTGGAAGATTTCGACTTTGATGTTGCCATTTTTACGCTTGGTTACGCAAAGTCCGCAAAAAGCACAGTCGAGGTCCATGATCTTCCGACAAGCCAGGGGCAGCTGAATGCTGTTTTCAGAGCATACCAGCTCAGTAAGATAGAATATATGCCTACCGCTGTTTTACCGCTACATAGTGGCGGAACGATTAATGTAACACCGGCGGACGCTAATCCGAACGTTAAGTTATCCGGGATCCCGTATTCCTCGATGAGAGAGACGATGGCGTACGTACCTCAGTCAGTATCACTCAAAGCCTTCATGACTATGGTGGAAAACCCAAATAGCTACCTCTACACAAGACACTATGAAGGGACAGCACCGAATTACTCATACAACAGCCGATGCTTTGTTGGGGCGGTATGCTCTTCTTTTGTTGCATACTGCTATGGGATCGAGGATGTGATACTGACTACGATATCTTTTGATGATTATCCAGGCTTTGAAAAGCTGTCTTCGGATAAACAGAACCCTTATAGTCTGAAGCTTGCTAATGCGCTCATAAAGTCTGGCAACCACATCTGCATTATTACAGATATCATTCGCAATGAGCGTGGGCGAATCAGTAAGATAGAGATTGCTGAGGCGTGGAAACCAAGATGCCGGATAATGACATATACACCGCAGCAAATACAATCTAACTATTTCAACAATGGGTATGAAGCGTACGAATACACCAACATAAACGGCGTTACTTATGAGGTATCGCCTTGGGTACATGTTGACAATACAGAATCGGATAATCCTACTATGAATGCGTATTTGTCTCCGAGAAAAGGCGAAGATTCTAATTGGGCGATTGGTGAGACGGTTGAAATCGATGTTTTAGATGCAAAAACGTATAATGAATATGCCGTTTTTGAGAGGACAATGAATCGGTTAATCTCGGTAGATACTATACCGGACTCTAATCTTATACAGCTCATCGGTCTTGTCGAAGGAAAATACGCGATATATCTGAAGAAGAATAGCACCTATAGCGAAGCGGTGAATTTCGATGTAATAAACGCACAACCAACTTATTCATATTCCGCCGATAATCATTTGGTGAGAGTATCGTTTGAATCTGCCGCGAACAGAACGCCAAGCGCTATATATTGGTGTTGTAATCAGATTGGCGATTCTGACTATAAAGGGGTCCGTGCTTTCCATATTCTGACTCAGCAAGAAATAACGCAAGGATGGGCTGATGTGGAGGAACCACAAGGTATGCACGCAGGAAATACCACTAACGATGCGTGGCTAATGCGAATGACCTATAAAACAGAGTATGGTCTTTTTGCGTCAGAATTAGAGCAAGTAACGGTGGTTTGATACGGCTGAGTACACGGAAGTGAACTAAACGCCCATTTAGGTGCGGCTCTAACTTGCCGGCAACTTGCCGATCCAGCTTCGGCCGTGCCGGTTCTCCGGGTCTTAGGGCAGCGCCCTAACATGCAAAAAGGCAGCGGGTATATACCGCCGCCCTGCTTGCAAAGTTCGTAAACCGCTAGCGGGTTACATTGCTTGCCCGGTTTATGATCTAAAAAGATTCTAATCGAGGCATTCACGAAACAACAGAGAGAAGTATTATAGTTAAAAATACAGAAGGGAGCCGCATGTGCGGCTCCAGAGGAGAAGATATGAGAGAAACATATTATTTTATCACAGGCCTGATCAGCGCGGCTGTGGCCTACGTATCCGGCAAAATGGGTATCCTGATGCCGCTGATCGGACTGCTTGCCCTCATGATGATTGTTGACTACATCACTGGCATGGGAGCGGCAAAAAAGGAAGCGGTTGACCACCCGGAAGATCCTTCCTATGGATGGTCATCAAAGAAAGGCTTCAACGGGATAATAAAAAAGGTAGCCATTTTTGCGGTGATAACAGTGGCAATATCGTTAGATTACCTCATAGCGATAGCTGCAGAACAGATGAATCTCAAGCCTCCGGCAATGGCTTTCATAGGACTGATAACAGTGGTTTGGTTCATATTAAATGAAATGCTGAGCATAACAGAGAATGCCGGCAGGATGGGGATTCCTGTGCCGATATGGTTATCTAAGTACATAGCAGCGCTGAAAAACAAGATAGATGATCAGGGCGGCCAGGCAGCAGGATAATATAAAGATTCAAGACAGAGGACACGGCGGGAGCTGTGTCCTTTTTATTTGTTAGGAGAAAACGACATGACAGAAAAACAGTGGATTAGCTTTGTTGCTCCTCTGGCAGTGAATGCAATGCAGAGATTTGGATACAGAGCATCTGTGTTAATTGCTCAGAGCTGCCAGGAAACTGGATATGGTCAGACAGATTTAGCACAGAACGATATTAGAAATGTGCTTGGAATGAAAGAGGATCTGTTGAATGATACATGGCAATCAAATTATTGGTATGGAGAGTGCTATGTAAAGAAAACTCCGGAATGGATAAACGGAGTGAAAACAACAATAGAGGATTCGTTTCGCGTATATGCATCTTATCAGCAGTGCTT